GTGGTTGATGCACTAAAAGCGCATGAAACCGCTCGGCAGGAAGTCGTGACGGCGGCCGGCATCAAGGGCGAGAACGTAGACGGGTACAGTATCACCTATCAAAACGCGGACGATATCCGGGTGGCCGTAGAATCCGCCATGTTCGAAGCGGCGCGGCCTTACTTGATCTACACTGGTCTGATGGACCGGTCGGCCGGGTGGTGTTGCCGATGAATACCAACGCTGATATCACGATTTTTAACAAGCACTACAACGAGGACACCCGGCTCGACGAGTGGCAGCACACGCAGATCCGCAGCGTAAACTGGTACGGCAAGCAGGCGGTCAGTGTCGGAGATAACGGCCTTGTGAGCGTGGATCAGTACATTATCCGCATTCCGCTATCCTCCGCGCCTGATGGGAAAACGTTCGTTGCTCCGGATGTTTACGCGGGCACCGCTTCATCGGTTCTCGCGGGCTTCTGGACGTTACAGAACGGGGATACCGTGACGCGTGGTTTGGTTGATACGGACGACCCGAAGGACGTCACCAATGAGCATTTCCTTATTACCGGGTGGTCCGATAACCGACGCGGTTCCCTTATCATGCAGCATTGGCGGGTGGATGGAAAATGAGTATCATTGTCAAGACTCCGCGCGGGCAGATCGTCCAGACGAAAAACGGCAAAGCGAAATTGACTTGGAACACCGATTTCGGGCCTAAGAAAACGGAGCAATTTTCCCGCGCACAGAAGTTTATCGACTCCGAAGTGCTCCGCACAACCGCCCCTTATGTACCGTTAAAAACCGGAACCCTGATGAAGTCCGGACAGCTCGGCACGGTGATTGGCTCCGGGGAAGTCAATTACGTGGCTCCGTACGCCGCGGCGCAGTATTACGGGACGGCGCAAAGTCGGGACTACGACGCCCAGCGCGGCGGGAAGTGGTTTGAACGGTCGAAAGCGGACCATAAGGACGAGTGGGTCAACGGAGTTAAAAAGCTTGCGGGAGGCGGGTAAATGGCTGACACGATCATCAAGGCCCTGCGAGACTATTTCCTCACCTGCCCGCTGATGGGCAAGAGCAAAATCAACGTGGATTTCCTGCCGGAAACCGGTATCGAATATTCCATCGACACCACTCCCGCGACGGAAATCGTAAAACAGTACACCGATGGCAGCAGCATCCGACAGTATCTTTTCGTGATCCGCTCCGTGAACGACTATGGCTCCGATGTGTTGCAAAATATCGCGAACTCCGGCTTTTATGAGAACCTTTCGGCATGGCTGGAAATGCAGAGCCGGGCCGGGAACTTCCCGGCGCTCCCCGCGGGCAAAACTCCGATTAAAATTGAGGCGCAGTCTACGGGATATTTATTTACATCTGATGCCGGATCCGGCCGGTATCAAATTCAATGCCGAATCGAATATTTACAGGAGGTATGATTATGCTTGAAGCAAAAGGCACCCCTATTTTCCGCTATCTGATTGCGGATTATCTCGATGTAAGCCAGAACGGCACCCCCGATGTTCACCTGATGAACGTTTTCGAGAACGTCGACGAGTCGCCGAACGCGCAGACGACCGACAAGCACTATACGACCGACAAATCCACGACCACGATCACCACGGGCTATCAGACCCAGTTTCCCATCACAGGCGACCGGTACAAGGACAATGCGGTTACGGATTTCATTTCGAAAATCGCCGAGGAACAGCTCCTTGGAGTGCAGGCGCCGTTTTACCGCGTGAACCTGTTTAAGCCGATCGAGGGTAAAGCCAACACCTATTACGCCCGTAAATTCACGGTCGAGTTTGCAATCGATACGCTCGGCGGTGCAGGCGGCGAAATCGCCACGGTCGAAGGCAATATGAACGCTCAGGGCGATGTCGTGGTTGGCGAATTCAACACGGAAACCAAGGAATTTGTGGCCGCAGAAAACGCGACGCTCGGCACAATCAGCAACCTTGCCGTCGCAAGTGTGGCCGGTACGTCGACCGGAACAACGCGTATCGTCGTCGCTCCTGCCCTGACGGCTGGAAACAGCTATAAGTACAAGACGGCGGCGACCGTTACGCTCCCGACCCTGAACGCGGTACTGACGACTGGCTGGACGGATTGGGACGGCGTGGCAAACATTACCGCAACCGACGGGCAGCAGATCGTTATTGCGGAAATTGACGCCGACGACAAGGCCAAAAAGGCCGGGATTGCCACGGTAGACGCGGCATAAGGAGGGCAACATGAGTACGATCAAAATCAACGACGTTGAGCTGGAATATAACTCTCTCGACGCCGACACCGTGGAAAAAGCTGAAAATGCGCTGGAACGGGTTAAAAACCGTTGCGCGGAAATTGGTGCGGACAAATCCCTGAAGCTCTCGCAGGGCATCAGGGCGATCTGCAAAGAGGTGTTCGAGTGCTTCAATACGATCTTCGGTGACGGCGTGGACAAGCAGATTTTCGGGGACACCTGCGATCTTGGCAAGGCTATGGATGCCTTCGGGCAGCTCGCGCAGCAGATCGTGAGCTCGCAGCGGCAGAGCATGACAAACCTTACCACAAAATACGCGCCGAACCGTGAGGCGCGGCGCGCGGCATCGAAAAGCTCGGTGCGCAACGGATTGATGTCCGCGATCTGACATGAACCTTTTGACAGACGTTGCCCCCCGGTCTGTTGAGATCGAGGGGCAGTCTTATGCATTCGACGCTGATTTCCGGAACTGCATCAAATTTGAAAACCTGATGTTCGACCCGGAGATTCCGGACGATACGCGCGCGGTTTTAGCGTTGAACCTGTTCTATCCTGTAATTCCACAGAACGTCCCGGAGGCTTTTCAAAGAATCTTATGGTTTTATGCCGCCGGGCAGGAAAGCGAAAAAGGGCAGTCCAGGGGCAACCGGCAAAAGAGGATTTATTCGCTCGAATACGACGCGGACTATATTTTCGCGGCCTTCTTGGCTGATTACCGGATCGACCTGAACGAGATCGATTTTCTCCACTGGTGGAAGTTTCGGGCGCTTTTTTCGGGTCTGAAGCCTGATAACCTGATTTGCAAGATCATGGAATACCGGGCGGCTGACACCAACAGAATGAAAGGCGAAGAACGAAAATTTTATCAGAAGATGCAACGGCTCTATGCCTTGCCGGTCCCACGCGAGGAACGAGAGAAATGCGACGATATCGCAGATGCGCTGATGCGCGGGGGAGATATTTCGGAGGTGCTTCATAATTGAGAAAATAAAAATTGTCTGTCCCTATTGCGGCTACGAAATGCCGGAGCAGTATGGCCGACGCGCCGATTGCTCCGGTGTTTTTGTGCGCTGCAAAGGACGAGACTGCAAGCGTGAATTTGAGATCGTCATAAAAGACGGAAAGCAGATCAAACAGGTCAAGTAGTGCCATTATGTGCCGATGACCGCCGGGAGGTGGGCATATGGCATACGATGGCTCCATTAAAATCGATACTTCCATTGACGGTAAAGGCTTTCAAACCGGGCTGTCCAAACTCGGCAGCATGGCAACAAAAGCCTTGGCCGTTGTCACCGGCGCCCTTGGGGCGGTAGGTGCCTATGCAATAAAGACCGGTGCCGATTTTGAAGCTCAAATGTCTCGCGTCGCCGCGATTTCCGGAGCGACCGGAAAAGAGCTGCAGGATCTTACCGACCAGGCGAAGCAACTCGGCGCGGACACTGCTTTCAGTGCGTCCGAGGCCGCCGAAGGTATGGAAAACCTTGCATCGGCCGGTTTTACTACCAAAGAGATCATGGCTGCAATGCCTGGTATGCTTGATCTTGCCGCCTCGTCCGGTGAAGATCTTGCTACCTCGTCCGATATTGCTGCTTCTACCCTGCGCGGATTTGGTCTTGCGGCATCGGACGCCGGTCATGTCGCAGACGTGCTGGCGAAGAACGCAGCGCAAACCAACGCGGCGGTTGCGGATACCGGCCTCGCCATGAAATACGTTGCCCCGGTTGCCCGCAATGCCGGATGGTCCCTTGAATCCGTTACGGCGGCAATTGGCGAAATGGCGGATGCCGGGATCAAGGGTGAAATGGCA